CGGCGATACCATCCTCTTTAACCGACAGCCCACTCTCCATCGTATGTCCATGATGGGACATCGTGTGCGCGTCCTGCCTTTCAATACATTTCGGCTGAACGTCTCTGTATGTTCTGCCTATAATGCGGATTAACAAGCAAAAATTGATTTGTCAAAAGTAAAATACAATTAGTAAAGCAAAAATGGAAACTCAAGAATACGGATTTATATATAAAATCACTTGTACCCTAACAGGATTATCCTATATTGGGCAAGCAAGAGAGTTCAAGTATAAAAATGAAAAACCTTATAAGTATGGCGTAGAAGGAAGATGGAATGACCATGTGAGTGGTGCTCGTAAATCAAGTACAGCATTCGCTCAAGCAATTGCGCAACATGGCCGTGAAAACTTCACAATTACTACTCTTCAGAAGGCAGTGTTGGATGAACTTGATGGATTGGAAGCCCAATACATTGAGCAAGAAAACACTGTCATTCCGCATGGCTACAATAAAATGCGCCACTCAAAGGTTAAGAATCGCAATTCAAGCAATATAGACACATATTTCCAAGATAAAGTCGTAAAGGCAACGCTACGACCCATTCGCAAGGATGGCTCCTGGAGATTAGTGTATGTGATGCTAGAGTTGAATGATGAAAGTATAAGACGAATGGTCTTCGGTCAGAATAAAGATGATACCTATAGTGCTGCTCGTGAACAGGCTATGGAATTTATAACATCTTTAGGATGTCCTTATGAAGAAGACAATTCTAATAGTAATGAACTCACTGAAAAATACTCCAAAAAACTCCAAGAGTTTCAGGAAAAAGAAATCACCCGTATTCGTATTGCGAAGTTTAATAAACACGTCGCAGTATATATATCAACAACCGAAACAAAAACCTATAAAGAACAAGCACGAATCTGCTTCTGTTCTAAGGGAAAAAGTTTTCAAGAATTATATAATGATGCTTTACAATTTGTAAATTTACTTCCAAAAACTGACAAATCGGTCATTGATGACTCTTTGCAAAGTTCGCAACAGGCGGCTGCTACTATGGATGCGCTATTCCCATAGTAGAAAAACAGTGTAATTAGCGTTGGGTGTTAAGGAGCCCTCCTTCCTTAATATCCAATATAACCGTCTAGTTTGGGCTATACCCCTATAGCCTAAGCAAAATCTTCAAATTCAGGGAAACCCCTAAAGCCAAAAGATACGAACTCCTTCCTGAAAAGGAATGAGGGCCGCGGAGAAAGACCGCAATGGACCAACGTAAAAACTCTTTTGGATACGAGCCAACACTACATTTGAGAGTGAAGGTAAGTAATGGGCAATCCTGAGCCAAGCTCCTAATGACATTCCTACAGTGAAAAACTATAGGGATTGTTTATGGAGAAGGTGCAACGACTTAACGGAGATTGGTAGTGCCTCGGCACTGTCTAAGATAAAGTCTAGTCCCTTGCGAAAGTAAGGGTATTAACGTTTGATGGAGACGAAATGAACGCACATATCCCGCAGTCCTACGAAGCTCACACTGAGCTGGAAGAGATTGCGGCAGTTCCTATGCAAATTATTCGGCCACGTGATGGTCAGCCCGTGATTGGTGTCGTCCAGGACACCCTTGTGGGCGCCCATTTGGCAACCAAGGCCGGCAACCGATTCAACCGCCGTGAGTTCATGAACCTCATGATGCGCAACAAGCGCTTCCATGGACTCCCTACCGCCGGCGACGACGGCAAATACACGGGTCAGCAGGTGATTAGCACCATGCTTGCACCGGTCAATATGAAGATGAACAACGGCCTCTATGATGCAAACAAGGTCCAAGAAAACACCGTTATTATTGAGGAAGGTGAGGTCAAACAGGGTGTCTTTGACAAGGGCACTTTCAATAAGCCTGGTGCCGGCATTGTCCACACCACCTATAATGATTACGGTCCGAAGGACGCGGTCCAGCTGATTGACAGTATGCAGAACGTTCTGGAGAACTACCTTATCATGAAAGGCTTCAGTGTCGGCATTAGTGACCTTGTTCCAGATGAAGAGACCAAGCGGCAAATGGAAGAAAAGATTGCAGTGGCCAAGGCGGAGGTCGCAGATATTGCTATGCAAGTCCACATGGACCTCTTCACCAATAACACAGGGAAGAGCAACCAGGACGAGTTTGAGGCACGTGTCAATGGTGTCCTTGCCCGCGCATTTGATGCTGGTAAGATTGGCCAGACTTCTCTCTCTTCTGAGAACCGCCTCATTGCCATGATTAACGCCGGTTCCAAGGGTTCGTCCATGAACATTGCCCAGATGTTGGCATGTGTTGGGCCAGTATCTATTGACGGTAAACGAATCGCCTATGGCTTCGCCGACCGTACACTTCCACACTATAAGAAGTTTGACGACGGTCCTGAGGCCCGCGGCTTCGTGGAGTCGTGCTTCCTCCGCGGCCTTACCCCCCAGGAATTCTTCTTCCACGCTATGTCAGGCCGTGAAGGTCTCATTGATACAGCGGTCAAGACCTCAGATACTGGCTACACGCAGCGCCAGCTCATCAAGGCCATGGAAGATGTCATGATTCAGCACGACGGCACCGTTCGCGACGCCGCCGGCGCAATTATCCAATTCCACTATGGTGAAGACGGTACAAACAGCACCAAGATTGAAAGCAGCGCGGTGCCCATGGAAAAGGGCTTTGACAAGGCCGATACGGATATTATTGCGAAATACTCCATGAATGGCCTGGACCTCGCCCCTTATCTCAAGGAGGACACCACACGCGAATCGGATGCCGAGGCACTCTTGGCATACGCCAATGAAGTTGCCCAAGACCGTCATATGATTATCCAATACGTCTACGGTATGAGCAAGAACAGTCAGCCAATTAATACCCCTCTCAACCTGGAACGTATCATTCTTAACATGAAGACCAAGTTCGGCCTCCGCGCTCAGACCATGACCACCGATGACCAGGGCCGTGAATCACCCGCTAATGTCCGCACCAACCTCACCCCACTCACGGTCCTCAATGGTATCAACGCGATGATTAAGAAGACCCAGCCCTATAACAAGATTTGGGTCGCCTCTCTTCGCTTCTTCCTCGCTCCCCACAAGATGATCGTGGACGAGCGTTTCACACAGGAGGCCTGGGACGCCCTCGTGGAAACCATCGTGGTCAAGAACTACAAGTCATGGGCCGTGCCTGGTGAACTCGTCGGTATTATTGCCGCCCAGTCCATTGGTGAACCCACTACACAGATGACACTCAACACTTTCCACTTGGCAGGTGTAGCCGCTAAGTCCAACATGACACGAGGTGTGCCGCGAGTGAAAGAACTCCTCAAGGTCACCCGTAATCCCAAGGCAACATCCCTTACTGTGTATATGAAGCCCGCCTTCCGTCAGAACAAGGACGCGGTTCGTGAAGTCCTCCAGGACTTTGAACTCACCCTCTTGAAGGACATTGTCCAGAAGTCGGCCATCTATTACGACCCCCACGAGCGCGAGACCATTATTGAAGAGGACCGCGAACTCATTGAATTCTACAACCTCTTTGAAGGCCTGGAACCAGAGGAAAAGAAGTCTCCTAGTAAGTGGCTCCTTCGTCTCACCTTTGACCGCGAACTCATGTTTAATAAGAATATTACCATGGATGATGTCAATGTTATCCTCTCCAACAAGTTCGGTGAACAAGTGAAACTCACCTATAGTGATTACAACAGCCAACGCCTCATTATGCGCATTCGCATTAACCCTGGCGATAACACCTACGGTGATGACCTGGAAGGCCTCAAGAAGTTCCAGAACAAGCTCCTCAACAGCGTCATTATGCGCGGTCTCCCTGGTATCAAGTCGGCCAGTATGCGCAAGTACAGCGACATGCTTGAATATGATGGGTCCAAATACAGTGTCGTGGACCAGTACATTATTGATACGGACGGCAGCAACTATACGGAGGTCATGGCGCATCCTGCGGTGGACGGGTCCAAGCTCTACAGCACCAACGTTCACGATATTAATGAACATCTGGGCATTGAGGCCACTCGTCAGGCCCTGTACATTGAACTTAAGACGGTCTTTGAAGATGCGAATGTGAACTATCGCCATATGGGTCTTCTTGTGGATGTGATGACCCGCGGCGGCAAGCTCATGAGTATTGACCGTTATGGTATCAACAAGATTAATATTGGACCACTCGCAAAGGCGTCATTTGAAGAAACGGAAAAGATGCTCATGAAGGCCGCGCTCTTCGGTGAAGTGGATCCAGTCACGGGTGTGTCGGCCAACATTATGATGGGTCAGACCATTCGCGGTGGTACGGCATTCAGTCAGATTATGCTAGACGAAGCGTCCCTACCACGTCTCCTGGAAGGCCTGCCGGCACACCCTGAAGCCGATGAAGACGAAGACATCGTACAGCTCAGTGATACAAATATTGGTGCAGTTCTCTATGAAGACCCCAATGATGCGTGCTCCAAGACTCGCCTCCAGATGAACTTTGTCTTGCCGAAGTCAAAGACCATGATTGAGGAAGAGGACGAAGATGATGTGGAGTTTAAGGTGAAGTAGAATAACTCCTATAGTGCTTTCTAATGGTTTACACTATAGGAATAGTTACTTATGAAAAATGATTGAGAATCTTTTTTCATAGTTTAGTGCTTGCGCTTTGTTTGGCGCTTTGCTGGTCGCTTCTTTGTTGCGCGTTTCTTGTACTTACGTTTCCCTCCAGTGAAAGATGGGGGCTGAGACATGGGCTGAGACATGGGCTGAGAC